TATTAAGCGATATAACTGAAGAGGATTATGACGACATAGAACAATTAGGCAATAAATTATTACAAAAAGCAAAAAGTTATAAAATAAAATCTAATAATAATATAAATGAAACAGCAAGCGAAGCAGAAGGCAGAGAAGCAACCGCAAGCGAAGCAGTCGAACAATGATAGTGATAGTGATAGTGAAGACACTAAAAGGACAGAAGGAAGCGATGATTTAAATATATATCCAATTGACTATGACGATAGTAAATTAAATCAAGGCGAAGCAAAATATCCATTATCCAGTCCAGTCCATTTCCATATTATTATAGGAAGAGTTAAAAGTGGTAAATCTGTATTATTAAATAATATTTATCTATCTAATAGATTTTATGGTGATGATTTTAAAGTTAAAATATTGATTAGTTCTACAGCATATAATGACGCTGTTAATAAATATATGTTAGAGGATTTTGATTTTATTTTTAGTGAATACACCCCCGAATTATTAGATGAAATAATCCATATGATAGAAACTGACGAAGGGGACGGAAGATTTTTATTATTACTAGATGATATAATTGATAGTAGTATTATGAGAAAAGGTGGAACTTCTAAAATAGATGGATTGATAAGTAGATATAGACATATAGGAAATGGGGAAATTGAAGGAAAATTAAGTATTGCTATGGCGACGCAGTATTTTAAGAGTATTAGTGTTATTGCCCGAAATAATGCGACAGCATATTATATTATGGGTATGTTGCCCGAAGCAGAGTTAGGTAAAATAAGTGAGAGTTTATCGTATTTCGGTGGGTCTAGTAAAATGTTTGAAGAGATATTTTGGAAATCTAAAGTAAATCCCTATGATTTTTTATATTTATCTGTAGAGCATTTAGAAGCAAGACGAAACCACACAGATAAACTATGGTCTCAAGAAGATACTATGTATAATCCCAAGTTATTAAAAGAGCAAAGCGAAAAAGATAAAAAAGAAGATAAAAACGAAAAAAAAGATAAAATGAAAAAAGAAAATATTTAATTATATTATAAATGAGTTATATGAGTTTAAGCGGAGCAGACTATTTTGAAAATATAGGTCGATATAGAGATGACGCAGAAAATCAATTATCTATGTATAGACAAAACTCTTTAGAACAACTCCAAGCAAGTAGCGGAAAAGTCCAAAAACAAATAGAAGAAGTCCAAAAAGCGGGGGCGGGCATTACAGCACTAGGAATGGCGACAAAAACTCTATCTAAAAAACTCCCTACTTCTATGTTTAAGGGTGTTGATACTGTCGGTGAAACGGGGCAGAAAAGCATAAGTGGATTTTTAGAAAACTCTAATAATTACAACCCTTTTCAAAAATCATTTTCAAAACAAGTTAGCGATAGTGTAGGGCATAATGGAGATAGACTAGTAGGAGATGGGTTAGACAATAGTCAAGCGGGTCGCCCATTATATAGTGGAAATGATTCGACAACTCCCTCAAAAAATTTAACAAAAGATGTCCCACCCGACTCTCAACTGAACGCAACTAACGACAGAATAAATAAAATGGATAATGACGACCCATTCCAAGACCCAGCACCTAAACCAGCAGTAAGAGAAACCGCTGGATTAGAAGATAATACAGAAGTATCACTAGGAGGAAGAGGTAGAACTGTAGAAAATGATTTACCACAACTCGATACTAGTGTTTCACCATCAACCCTTGTGAGAGAACCCGAAATAGACAATTCCGCTATAGACGATGGAGGGAGAGCAGCGAGAAGAGCGGGATTAGACGACATAGACCCTACTGGTAATTCCTCTCCATACGCACCTAAAGAACCCAAGGAAGCACCTAGCGAAATTGAACCAGCACCAGCACCTAGCAACAGCGAACAAGCACCACAAGCACCAAAAGGAACTCAAGAAGAAACCTTCGAGAACCAAGCATCTAGCGAAGTAGAAGGAGGACTAGAAGGAACTTTAAATAGTATGAAAAATGATTTACCAGCACTAGTTAGTGAAGAGGGTGGATTAGGAGGAGCAGAACTATTAGGGGTTGCCGCTGGAGCGGGCGAACTACTTGGAGCGGGACTTTTAATAGGAGGACTTGCCTATGAAATGTTAAAAAGCAAAGATACAAGAAATAAAACCGATGAAATAGAAAATAGCACTCCACCTGGTGGAGGTAGTGGAGGAGGCGGAGGAGCAAATATAGCAGATTTAAGTCCAATCGGCGGAGGCAGAGGGGGTATTACGTAAAATAAAAATCTAACTATATACTATATGAAAATCGCAATCCCCAGTTATAAAAGACCCGATATTTTATTAAAGAAAACTATATCAACTTTAAAGCGAAATGGTATAGATTTATCTAAAGTATATGTATTTGTAAGTGATTATACAGAATTTTTAAATTATAAAAAGGTATTTATAGACGCAGAGTTGATAATAAAGATTGAGATAGGAGAATTAGGTATTACTAAACAACGAAATTTTATTAAAAACTTTTTTAAAGAAGTTGGAGAGCATATAGTATGTATTGACGATGATATAGAAGCATTCGAAACGGTAGATGAAAATAAAAAATTTAATGAATTGACTGATTTAAATATTTTATTTAATAATAATTATGATAAATTGAAAAAAGAGAATGTAAATTTATGGGGGATATACCCCGCCCATAATGGAATGTATATGAATAATTATAAAAAAGAATATAGTTTAGGTTTTTATTTTATTATAGGTTGTTGCTATGGATATATAGTAGAAGAGGATATGAAACCATATTTATTAGACGAGAGGATAAAACAAAAAGAAGACTACGAGCAATCTGTATTACATTACAAAGAAAGGGGTGGAAATATAAGATTAAATAAAATTACTGTAAAAACAAAATTTTTTCAAGAAGGAGGACTGGGAAAAAAGAAAGATAGAATTAAAATAAACGAAGAAGACACTAACCTATTACTAGAGAAATACCCTACACTATTTCGTAGAAAAGCACGAAAAGACGGATTTAGTGAAGTATCTCTAATTAAACAAAAAAAATGATTTTTTTATATTTTCTATTATTATATATGTCTAATTTTAATTTACTAGCACCTCAAGGAAAATGTGCCGATTTTAATGTTTCTTTTAAAGAACCTATAGAGATAAAAGCAGATAGTAAAATACAATTTAACTGGGCGAAATTTGGACGCTCTAAAAAAATACTGTTTAAGGAGGATATAGTAATTTTAGTCCGACCTTCTACACCAATTCCTAGTAGAATACCTAATACACCAGCAACTCTAAATTTAAATCAAGCAACCTACGAAACTGATAATAAAATTGTAATATCTGCTGGTTCATATACAGCAAATCAATTACAAGAAGAAATACGAACAAAATTAGATTTATTTATAGGTTCATCTACACTTGGAACCGACCCTACAAATGGGTGGAATACTCAAGGTTTATTAGAAGCAACTATAAGAAGTTTTCAAAATGTATTCGGTGATGATATAGTTATAGGAACGAAATATTTAAGTCCAGTTAGTAATAGTGAAGGTATATCTAATTATGAAGGTAGTTTAACTAGTTTTGCCTCTGTAAATGGCGACGGAGATAATGGATTAAATTATTATTATATGTTCGACCACGTAAATGGGACACTACAACAAGCATTTAGTAAAATTGGAGATTTAGGAGGTAGAACTCCTAACACATACGATAATTATTTTTTATCTACAGAGCATTTAAATCACTACGGAGTTCAGCAACTATCAAATATAGGGAAAGTATTAAGAGAAAATATAAATGGTGATATATTTAGTGAAAATTGGGAATGGACTAGTGGATTTACTGCCTCGGCGACAAAATCAATAGAGGACATAGGACAAAGGACTTTAAGTGGTGGAACAAATGAAAATGTTATGATAGGATTATACAGCAGAGAATACGCAACTGGAACTGGTATAGTAGTAGATGCTACTAGAACTAATGGAACAAATAATACAAACCCCGATGGAAACCCAGTGCCGTGCCTTACAACTCCTAACTCTATTGAAGGTAGAGTTAAAGCATTCGTCCAAGTAGAAATAGGACAAAACTATGGAGACAGCACAAACTTCCCCGATGCCGATTATATAATGGTTCATTGTGCTAATAAAGGGGCAAGTAATACTGTAGATACTTTAGGAAATATGAGAATAGATACTCCTATAGCGGGACTTACAACTTGCTATTGTGTGAAATTAAGTGAATTGGAATTACCCCCCGATTATGTGCCTCAAGTGATATTATACACATACTATAAACAAAATGAAAATTATGATAAAAAAATAGACCCAACTGGTATAGATGAAAATAGTAGTGGATTATTAGATGAAGATAAACTATTTTTTTGTGTAGGATTACTAATTACTAATGAAAACACGGGACAAGACGAAATGAGAATGTTATTCGATAGTGGTAAAAAAGGTTTTGAGGATAGTTTTTTCTTTCAAAAATCGTTTTTCAATCACTACGAGGACACGCTTGGAGCAGCACAGACCGCTCTACAAGTTAATACTCAAATACCATTTAATTTAATTATGTCCGCCCAGTTCGCTGGAGACGGTTGGTGTGATATAGGTATGAAATGTATTAAAAAAACACAATATCAAATAGGATATGATTATGATGATTATCCATCAACTATAGTTAGAGGAATACAATTCGTAATACCCGAAGTATTAGGAAAAATGATTGACCCTACAAATCGAGGTGTATTAAAATCAAACTGGCAATACCCACTACCGCAAACGCATATATTATATACCCCCGATACCAATAATGAAGTATGGGGAGAGCATTTATATATTAGCGACGCTAAATCAGCATTTATTGACGATGATATTGCGATATATATAGAAGATTTTACATTAAACAATTATAAAAATACACAAATATCCCAAACCAAAGGAGCAAAAAAGAATTTATTAGGAGTATGTCCCGCACCCTTTAGCAATTTTTCTCAAGTAGGTAATAAATTAATCGCTTGGTATTCCCCATACAATCCATTTATTACTAGTTTAAGAAATCAAACTATAAAAATAAATAATATGAGGATTACAATAAAGGATAGTGAAACCGATAGACCTTTAGAAGATTTAGATACTGCTACAATTGACTTTACAATTATGGAATAATTAAATAAAAAATTGTAAATTAAAATATTTATTTATATTATAAAATGCCGATAGTTAAAAAACATTTTTCCCTCTCGCCTTTAAATGATAATCCAGTTGTAATGAATGGAGCAAATATTACTGGTGGTATGTCCCATAAAGATGGTTTCCCAACAATTAAATTTTCTATACCACAGCAAGAAGCACTAGTCGAAACTTCTACTTTACATTTAGTAGGACAAGTTTTAGTTAAAGAAGCAGATAATACCCTATTTAAAGAGACCCACGCCGCTGCCGACAATTTAAGCAATGGAGCAACTCTAACAAACTCCGCAGCGATAAATTACCCAAATTTTGGTGGAATTAAAAATGTTATAGATAAAGTTGTTATACAATCTAAAAAAGCATTAGTCGAAATCTCTTCATCAATAAACTATAGTCAATTCGAGAGTTTAGTAGAGTGCTATCATTATAATAAAGATGACTATATCCATACCCCTCTCTCTAGGAGTTTAGCGGGTGGAGCAAACGCTACTTTTACTAATAGGAGAATGTTAAACGCTGTTGATAGTGCCGTAGTTAATTCCGTAACTGGGGACGGAGACAAGCACACGGGTCAATTTTTCTCTATTAGAATTAACACTGACCTACTAAATACTTTACCTTTACACCTTGGAGAAGGATATATGGGAGGACTTTTAATTACAATCCACCTAGCACCCGACACCGCATTTTTTAATACTCGCCACCGCAGTCGAGATGTCGCAGCACAAGCGAATTGTAATAAAGCACAAAATGTGAATTATGTATTAAAGAATTTAAAATTAGAGGGTAGATATGTTATTCCAACTTCTCAAGAACTCTCCGCATACCCTAAAATGGCGATGTTAAATAGTAGGTTAAATCTAATTAACGACGTACAGTCATCTATAAACTCCTCTGCCTACACTCCTCAACTACAGTTTATTAAGAGTATGGTAAATTTATATTTAGACAACGACCAAACTAATAATAGTGAAAAGAACGCCAATAATTTTAGACAACCAGTAGGACACAAAGCGAACCAGCAAGCGAAGAATGGACTACGATTTCCATTCGATTATAAGACTGAATTAAAACCGAGTTTTGAGTCGGAGTTTGTTAGAAACGGAGTTTTTACTGGAACAATCGCCCCCGCTAATTTAGCAGATAAAGCAAGTTGTATGGGTGATATTGAGGTTAGAAAACAATTCGAAAGAGCGTTATTAGGAGGTATAGAACCATACCACTGCTCGGCGGATTATGATTTACTACAAGCAAGTCTAACAGAAGACTATGACGCAACAGCACCTGGGGCAGATGGAGTAGGTGATAATACTAAACCAAACGCTCAAGGTATTGGAGCAGACTTTTCTTTCGGTATGGGTGGGATACAAAATTTTGTAAATCAAGACTACAATCTAACTATTGAAAGTGGAGTTAATACTGGAAACGCCAATCTACCAGCATCGAGGAATGGGGCAGTGACGCTAAATCCACATTTACAGCAGACTTTTATTCGCCACGCTAGTCAATTGAATTTTGCTAACTTAGTAAAAGTAATATAGAAAATCTATAGTTTGAAAATATAAAATTGATTTTAATTTTTTTCTATTTATAAATTCATATAATAAAAAATATGAATATTATTTGTTGCTCGGGTTGCCAACGGACTAACGATATGACTGACTTAAAAAAACTGAAGAGCGGTCGCTGGGTCTGTAGGGTGTGTCGTAGAGAAGAGCATTTCCGATATGTCGAGCAATCGGTAGTAGAAGACGAAGCACTCGGCGACGAACTCGTAGATTGAAAAAATATAAAATTGATTATTTGATATTTATGATATGAGAAACAATATCTCAAGTAGAAACAAAAAAAAATGTGTCTTACACCTCGTCAATATGGAGTGGAAGAAAAGAGAGTTCATTTTCATTGGTTAATGAAAATTACAAAAAAACAACTCGAGCAATTTATGGAATATATTTATGAATGGAAAGAGATTTACAACCACAATAATTATGTTAAGATAAATAAGGAAACTACCGATTGTTGGAAACGATGTGATAAATACTTTAAAATGATAAAACAAGGTTGCCCCGTGTCCGCCACCGCGCTTGAGTTAGAGGACTTGATTGAAGGACAATACCACTCTCTTTCCTATATTCATAGGTTATATAATATGTCTAAAAGAGAATATGAATTTATGCTTTTTTGTAGAAAGAGAAATATGACTTGGAAGGAACAGTCAATGATAATAAATTGTCTTGGGGGCGATATAGATGAATATGATACTTGGGAAGATATATATAATGATAATTGGAGGTGGTGGCGGTGGCGACTGTCTCGCAATTTAGTTGAAAGCGAAAAAGCGAGTGTGGAAGGGCGGGGCGGTGTGATGCTGGTAGCATAGATATGATTTTATAAATGATTGTTGTTATAAATAAAATTTTTTTTTTGTTTGGGACGACGTTTTCATACCGACCGAAAATATAAAATTGATTTTGAAATTTTGCTGATAGTGGGAAGCAATATCTCAATTTGAGAGACAACAAAAAACAAAAATGGATTATTGC